GGATCGTCCGCCTCTCGTCCCTGTTCACGCAGGAGACGAACGAGCTGATCTTCTTCGTCCGGGAACGGATGCTCTCGTGGATCGAGAAGATCTCGCTGGTGGTGGAGGGCACGAAGTCCGGCGACTACTACGTGTTCCAGAGGGACGAGCACATCACGGACATCGGGTCTCCGACGAACCCGGACGACGGCCTCGGAGTGATGTCCAACGCGTACATCGACAACCTCCAGGGCAAGACGTCGTTCGCCCCCTTCGCCAACACGTCGGACTGCCTCTCGGTCCTGGACCGTCGCTACTGGGTCCTCGACTTCAACCTCGATGACGAGGGGCCCATCGGAACGGCGGACTACTACGCGTCCTTCACGGTGGATGCACCGGGAATCCCGCCCATGGTGGCCGGTTCCGGTCGTCCCGTGGAGCCTGACCGGGTCGATGATGTCCTGGACCGCGACGACCGGCTGCGGTCCCTCCGGTTCGCTTGGATTCGGTATCGGACGGACAAGGTCAACGGCACACTTCCGGCGGTGGTGAGGTTCGACGAGGAACTCCCACGTCGTGAGCAGGAGCAGGAGGACTTGCTCCGACTCAAGGAGGGACTGGATGAGTGATTCGTCCTATGGGCGACCCCCTGTAGAGGATCGGGTGGAACCCATGACCGTGGAGGAGATGATCGAGTCCTTGCGGAAGATGGGTATCCCGGTCAACCAGTGGGCAGACGCCCCTGGCGGGGAGAACATCAAGTCTCCGATGGTGGAGCGCCAGAAGGAGATGCTCGGACAGGTTCGGGATCTCCTTGAGCAGCAGATCGAGATGGACAAGGAGAAGGTGTCGGAGCTTCACGCCACCGTACAGCGACTCAAGCACGGAGGAGGCATCTGAGTGGGTGCTCCTGAAACCGGAACAGGCGATGCGGGAGGTGGTGGCAACTGGGTCACCATCCAGCCGGGCATCCCCGAGGAGTTCTTGGCCCCGATCGAGGTCATCCAGGCTCTTCTGGACGCCCTCCTGATCGTCATGAACATCGCCCTCGCCATCCTCCAGGTGGTGAAGGCGTTCCTCGTCGGATTCCTCGACCCCATCGTCGCCATCATCGACGCCATCATCGGGGAGATCGAAGGCTTCCTACGGGACCTTCGCCAGTTGGGCCTCTACATCTCGGGGGACACCAGACCCGTCCCCGACTTCGAAGACCTCCTCGGCGGATTCACGGCCTACGAGCGACGCATGATCGGTCGCCTGACGGACCGCTCGGACCCGACGCGGCCTGACTTCACGAGTGCATCCTCCTGCATCGCCATCTTCACCTACACCTCGGTGGACGTCTCGAGCGTCCAGCAGTTGATCTCCACGATCCAGAAGCTGCTCGGGTTCCTCGGCCAGACGGTCCCTGTCCGGGCCTACACGACTCCCACGGCCCTCCGGGTGTCCTACGGCCTCGACGGGGCGTCCCTCTACACGTTCGGACCCCTCACGAAGGCCCTCAAGGAAGGCACCCCGGACCTCGCCAATCTCCGCTGGCAGATGTCACCCCCTCCGAGTGGCACCCAGGTGCGATTCCCCAGCATGGCCCCCAAGGGTTTCCTGCTTGAGGTGTCCACGGTGCCGGACGGCCTCATCGTGGCCTACGATGTCCCTGCTCAGAACATGCAGCTTGGGGCAGACCTTCAGCGCTCCTACGGCCTCATGCGAGACCCCAAGTCGGGGCTCCCCTTCAAGCTATACGGCGGGGCCTACATGGTGGATGTGGGGGACCTCGCGGACCCCACGTTCGAGGAGGGCACCTCGGCGGACAAGCGCCTCTACGCCTACAAGAGCGCTGCCGACGATGTCCCCATCCCCATCGATGCGCTCGTGACGGATGACGACCCCCCGAAGTTCCTGCTGCAGAGGACCTTCTTCGTGAACCCGAGGGACGGGTCCCTCAACCTCGTGGGACCGGGGCAAGGCTTCGCAGCGACGCTCAGTGCGAACGACATGCCCTACACGGCGGACTTCGAGATCGATGGGAACGGTAAGGTGGTCCCCATCGAGGAGTCCATCAAGCTGGCGGACACGGTCTACGTTCGGGTCTCGGCGGTCACCGAGGAGATCCTGGACGTCGTGGCCTATGAGGGACAGGCACAGAGTGAGCCCCAGGGGCCGCTCACGGATCGGCTCAACTTCTGGTCGACCAATTCCACGAAGTTGCAGGGTCAGGTTCAGGAGAAGGGCTACGCAACGTTCGAGACGGGGACCTTCTCCACGGGGGACAAGACCGAGGCCAGCTTCCCTCTGACGGTGACCTTCCCTGGGGCACAGACGACTGCCTACATCGAAGCGGTGACGGTGGCTCTCGCGGTGATGGCGATCTCGCGGTCGGACCTTCAGGCCATCGAGGACAACAGCACCCTCTACGCGGGGGTGGCCTACACGCCGACGGGACTCGAGAACCTGGCGAGCTTCCTCATCCCCCAACTGCTCGGGAACTACGTCCGGGACTACTACCGGAAAGCCTACTACCCGCCGGAGACCTTCCGTAAGAAGCTGCTCCTCAAGTGCCGGGGGTTGGCCAACGCCCTCTACGCGAAATCGGGGCCTCTGGGGGATCTCGAGGCTGCGGTGGTGTCCCTCGCAGAGCCCATGACCTCCTTCAAGTGGAGCGACGCGGATGGTGGTCTCCCGGAGATGACCATCCTCGAGACTCTCGAGAGTGACGACAAGACTCAGGGCCTCGGCCTCAACCCGCTCAGCATCGGGGTGGCCGGGGCGGTCAACACACGGGAAACCCTTGAGTCCACATCCATCCCTCGGGAACCGGGCTACCTGCAGAAACCCAACGCGGCTTCCTTCTTCTTCAAGGGAGAAGGGTCGGCGGATCTCTCCCCTGTCATCTACGGGGAGGGCTGGGAGACCATCGCCTTCTGTCGCAACGCCCTCTACACCGACGACGTGTACAGCGCCGCCGCGTCTGTCCTCAACGTCGCGGCGGCTCCGGCGACGCTTCCGAGGAAGCCGGGCGAGGGTGGCTGGATTGCTATCCGACTGTTCCCGCAGGGGTTGTGGCCTCTGGAGGCGATCCTTCAGCAGATCCTCGCCTTCGTGAACTCCATCAGCGAAGGACTCTCGGCGGTGACGGACGTCATCCTCGCCTACATCGAGTTCCTCGAGGGTCGGATCCTCGAGTTGCAGGCCCTCGTCGTCCGCCTCAACGGGCTTCTCGAGTTCCTGCAAGGGTTCAACCTACCCCCGGTGTCCGCGCTCGTTGTGGCGGGTTCTGGGACCGACGGCATCCTTCAGGAGTTCGTGGGGGCCGGGGACAAGCCTCAGGACTCGGTGTTGTCCTACGGCGGGGGCCTCGTGTTCTTCGCAGGGGGTCTGCCCACCATCCTCGTGGAGTTGTTGCGGGCTTTCTTCGGGGGAGGTTCGGAGTAGATGTCATTCGGGTGGCTTGGCACGTTCAGACAAGGCTCCTGGCAGGCGTTCCGACGTTTCGTCCTCGAAGAGCGTCGGGACATCGCGGAGCGCATCAACGTCATCGAGTCGGAACTCATCCGGATTGGTGAGGTCACGATCCTCTACGCCTCGACGACAGATGACGAGGGCAACACGGAGGTCACGGAGGAGCGTCTGGGGTTCTCGATCACGGAGGACTCTTCTCTGGGGAAGCTGGTTCAGGCGTACATCGCCCTCGGCGGCAACCCCTTCGACATCAGCTTGTTCCTGACGCCGGATTCCGTCGTGGTCCTGGACCAGGACTCGGAAGATCAGCCTGCTGTCCCGACGCAGCCCTACAGCGGGGTCGTGCATCCGAAGAGCGCCTCGTACTCGACGGGGGTCCTGTACGAGGGGGGCTACATGACGGTCAAGAAGTTCATCCCGGCTCGTGTCGGCGGCTACCGACGGCTGGAGGACTACTCGGTCGCCAACCTCGTCAAGAAGGCGAGGAAGTGGACCCGGCAGGAGATCCGGTTCAAGCGGAACGACCTCGAGGCGAGGATCATCAAGCTCTGCGACCTTCGGGAGCAGTTGCAGCAAGAACTTCAGGAGATCGCGTGGATGGCGGCGGGGATTTCCTCGTCGGACCCGTACCTCAACGAGGATCTCTTCGACCCCGACCTCACGGTGGCGAACATCGTGGCGACCATCGACGCCCTCTTCTACGAGACGGACGAGGATGGACGGGCGGACTTCGACACCGAGAACACCGAGGCGCTCGGCAAGCACCCCTACTTGCTGAGTGACATCACGCCGGACGAGGACAACACGGCTCTGTGACGGTGCTGACCCTATAGGGACGGGAGGGCAGGATGAGTATCGACTTCCAACTCGGCCACAGATGCCCTCACTTGGTCGTTGAAGAGCCCGTGAGCATCGGGGACGACCGCGTCTCCCTCATCACGAAGGCTCCCATCGCCTCCACCACGTTGCTCCGTGTGCTGGCCAACAACGCCTACTACATCCCGTCGAATGGCCTGTACTCGCAGGCCATCCTCTACGGGGCGGGGTCGGGGCCCTTCCAGATCGAGGGGTGTATCTCGGAGAACGGCCTCTCGGTGGACTCCAACGTGGTGACGGTGACGAGCAGCACGGAGTCCAAGACCTTCGCCCTCCCCATCGGTAACCGCGTAACCACGGATGCCCTTGTGAGGGTGTTCCGGGCCAAGTTCACCGACATCATCGTTCTCAACGAGGACGGACACCTCGTGTTCATGGATGTCGCCAAGATCGGCCCGGAATCCAGGATCTCGATCTCGGGTCGGGGTCGGGATGCCATCGGGTTCGGCAACCAGTGGCGTGCGAAGGGGCAGGAGGTCTACCCGGCGTGGAGACTCAACTCCCGTGCGGACATCCTGCCCGTCGTCAACAGGGGACCTTACGTCTTCGACCACTCTCGCTACGTGCAGTTCGCACGTCCGGTGAAGCTCAACCCGACGTTCAAGGTGACCTACGCGGCTCCTCCGGAGAGGTGTCCTCGTTGTCGGGCGACGTTCGTCGAGAACGACTGGCGCTTCGACATCGAGGGTGAACTCATCACGGTCGAGAATGAGGATCTCCTCTACCAGGCGGCACTCAAGATCCTTCTGACGAGGATCGGGTCGAACCCGTACCACACGGCCTACGGTTCGGGGATCATCAACCGCATCGGGGCCAAGGCGGTGGGGGCGGTGGCGACACAGATCCAGGATGACGTTCGGACGGCCCTGTCCCGGATGCAGTCCCTCCAGAAGCAGCAGGCTCAGTACCAGAAGGTGTCCCTCAAGGAGCGCCTCTACTCGATTCTGTCTGCCGAGGTGTTCCCACACGACACAGACCCGACGGCGTTCCTCGTGGACGTTGTGGTGTCCAACGGGACCAACGAGCCTGTGCGGCTCTCCATCGTGTTCTCCGTACCGGGAGCCGTCGCCCTGGCTGGCACGAACAATCTGACGCTGGGACTCGAGTCCACGGGTCTGACGGTTGAGGAGTCGAGAGAGGTATTCAACAGGTGAGCGCATGGCCATCCTGACACCGAAGATCCTGGGTCCCGACGGCGTCCTCCGAGAGGACCTCGCCTTCAGCACGACCCGTGGGACGCGATTCTTCACCGGCACGATCGACGAGACCACCGTGGACCTCGAGGTGTCCATCAACGGTGCCGGGTGGACGAACGACGCCGACCTCTTCGTCTTCGAGGGCACCGAGTGGATGGTGCCCAACCCGGCGGCGTACCCTGCCGGGCTCGAGCTTCTCGCGGGACCCAACACCATCCAGGTCAGAGCTATCGCCCTGACGGGTTCCACCTCGGCTCCTGCCATGGCGGAAGTCACCCTGGTCCAGGAGTCCGATCTCGGGGTCGTCGCGGATCCCCCGACCAACATCAGCGTCACGCAGAAGGACGGCTCGGTTGAACTCAGCGTCGAGGGTCTCGAGGATTCCACGGGATTCCAGGGGTTCAACTTCTACGCGAGCAAGTACGAGGGAGGTGGGGACTCCGGCTACCAGCAGATCAACCTCGAAACCGTCGCGGACAGCACCACGACCGAGGAGTTCGAGGAGATCGCAACCCTGGAGGTGGAGTCGGATGTTCCGGTGGACGGCAACGGAGATCCCCTGGCGGACCCCTTGTACTTCCACGTGGTCGGGACACAAGAGGACGAGGATGACGTCGTCCTCCAGACAGACATCGACGAACGGTACGAGGTCCCCGAGACGGCCCGCGAACTCCGGACCACGATGACCCTCGAGGCCGTTCGGACCATCCAGGTCTACAGCTTCGATCACGATCGGTTGGCGGGACCCACGAGTGACCCCCCCACGATCGCCATCGGGGAGTTCGCGGCGACTCCACAAGAGGAGCCGCTCTACTACGTCATCACGTCGGTCTTCTACGACGAGACGAACAACCTGGAACTCGAGTCCTCCTTCTCCCAGGAGGTGGTGGGCCATCCTCTCCGCATCACGACATCCATCGGGAACTTCCCGGTCGTGAGCCGTCAGCAGATCGTCCGGGACTACGCGACCTCCGTGTTCCGCTCGAATCCACAAGTGCGGGTGGAGGAGGGTTCCACCCTCCGGGACGTGACGATCGACCCCTTCTCGTCCGAGGCGGAGCGGGTCCGGTTCATCGTGGACTTCCTGCACAGGGCCCGTTCGCCGTCCCTGCTCATCATCATCGATGACCCTCAGGGCACCGGGCAGTCGGCTCCTGTGGCGACGTCCTCGTACAAGCAGGCGCTGAAGCAGGCGTTCCGGCTTCAGAGTGACGAAGAGACCCAGGCGTTGATCGACTCTGCGTTCGAAGCCTACGCCTCGAACTACGGGGTGTTCCGTCGGACGGGTCGTGCTTCTCAGGGTGAGGTGACCTTCTACACGACGCAGAGGCCCACTCGGACCATCCAGTTGCCTCTCGGCACCATCGTGTCCGGGGGCTCCCGGCAGTTCAGGACGAGTCGGGCGGCTTCGCTGCCCCTCAACCAGATCGCCTCCTACTTCAACCCGGTGACGGGGCGCTATCAGGTGACAGTCCCGGTCCGGGCCACGGCGACGGGGTCGGCGGGGAACGTCGGAGCCGGTCAGGTTCGCCAGGTGGTCTCTGCTGTCGCGGGGATCTCGGTCATCAACTCGGCGGCGATGTTCGGTGGCGAGGACCGTGAGACCAACCAGCAGTTGATCGAACGGGCTCGGCGTCGCCTTGCCTCTGTGGACTCGGGGACGAAGCAGGGCTACCTGCAGACGGCGGCGGACGTTCCGGGTGTCATCAAGGCCAACGTGGTCGGAGCGGGTGACCCCCTCATGCAGCGGGACCTCGACTCCAGTGGGGTTCACCGGGGTGGCAAGGTCGACATCTGGATCCAGGGGACGAACCTCGCCACGGTCACGGATGTCTTCGCCTTCTCCTTCGAGATCGGCCAGGACATCCAGTTCGAGATCATCGGTTCGGTGACGGGCCTCAACTTCGTCGCGGTGGACACCGAGTTGTCCGAGGCGAACCCCATCGTCGAGATGTTGGACTACCCGGATGCGGGCTACGAGTTCCGCAACGCTTCCACAGGCGAGGTGTTCGACCTCACGGGCGTCACCATCACGGGCTACAACACCATCCAGCTCGACACCAGCATCCCGCAGCCAGCGGTGGACTTGACGGACGTCGTCCTGGGCTCCTACCGCCGTCGGGTGGGCAACATCTTCATCCTGCCGCGTCAGCCCGTGACGGAGATCACGGGGGTGACGGGGGCGGTGTCAGGGCAGTTGCCTTCAACGGCCTTCGATCTGGTACATCCGGACCCGCCGCTCGAGAAGGGTCGGTCGGACCTGGCCGAGGACTACCTGCAGATCTCGTCCTACACGGACGATGACGGGAACACCATCCCCTCCGGAGACCTCATCACGGTCACGGACGAACCCCACGTCCTGCTCGGGGAGTACCCCGAGTACGTCGACAACTTGGGGGCGGTGTTCCTCACCGTGGAGGTCTGGGACGAGACCAAGACCACGCAGTACCGAGGGCCCGACGACCCCAGCGGGATCTCGGACTACACCATCATCCTGGGGGACCAGACGACGCCCCTCGCCATCCAGCGAACGACAGGGAGTGCCATCTCCAGTGGCGAGACCGTCCTGGTGAGCTACTCCCACGATGAGAACTTCTCCGTCACCTACACCACGAACCTCGTGGTGAGCGTCACTCAGGACGCTGTGAACACCCAGAGGCACGCAACGGCGGATGTCATCGTGAAGGACGCTGTGCCGGTTCCTCTCGATCTCCAGGCGACGGTGGTCCTCAAGAAGGGGGCGAAGCAGGAGGAGGTGGACCCGAATCTGCGGACGAACCTCACCAATTACATCACGAACCTACGGCTGGGGGACCCCATCCGGCAGTCGGACGTGATCGACGTCATCGAGAAGACCACGGATGTCTCCTACGTCACGGTCCCCCTCACCAAGATGGTTCGCGGCGAGGGGTCCCAGGTGGTCCGCGAGACCCTCGTGTCGGATCTGGCGTCCGAGGTGGTGCAGTTGCCCTCGTTGTCCACGGGGTCCTACCTCGTCTGGATCATCAAGGACTCCCTCTCAGCGGCCACGACAGATGGAGGCGGTCCGGACACCTCCTACCGGGGGGTCTTCGAGGATGACATCGAGATGACGCTCCTGGATGCTTCGACGCAGTTGTCGGCCCTGGGGCTGGCGGACAACCAGGCGTACATCATCGGGGACGATGGGGCGGTCATCAACGGCTACTCGGATGACGCGACGCTCATTGCCGAGGGGTTCACGACCGACGCAGATCGCCAGGCTGAGAGGGAACGTCTGACGGCGAACCACGTCCTGGTGTCGCTGATCCCCAGCGACTCTCCGGTCGAGCACGAGTACGCGGTGACGTACATCGTGGGAGAGGACAGCGGAGCGAAGAACATCGACCCCGGTGCGGCGGAGTACATCACGACCCCGACGAACATCAACGACTGGCTCTTCACCTATGACGAGGACAGCGCGTGAGCAACGGCGACGAAGAGACCAAGGGAACCCTGCTCCCTGACAGCATCGCGCAGAATCCGTCTCCGGTGCCGGAGTCCGGGCAGGAGTACCAGACCGACCGCCAGAACCTCGTCAACGCCATCATGGCGACGTTCCGGGGCCTCCTCCCGTCCAACTACGTCGCCCAGGTCAACGGTCCCTGGTACTCCTTGCAGTTCCAGGCCATCGCAGAGCAGTTGGCGGCGTTCCAGATCACGGCTCAGGAGATCTACAAGGACAGCGACTGGGACTTCACCCGACCCGAGTACCTGTGGGAAGTCCTCGGCACCCTGATCTTCCCCGACGCCGACGCCCGAACGGGCATCCCGACGGTGGACGGGGACATCGACTACCGGACGTTCCTCAAGCAGATGGCGTTGCTTCTCCTGCGAGGAGCGACCCCTGCGGTGGTCGAGGAGGGGGCGGAGCTTCTCACGGATGCCCAGGCGCAGTTGATCGAGAAGTTCCTCGCGGCGGCGGATAGGGACCCGAACGGCTACTGGACGATCGACAACCAGTTCGAGATGGAACTCAACATGCTGGCGGGTGACCCTCCCGGTACCGAGTTCCCCGAGGATCCCTTCACGCTCCAGGAGAACATCGTCCTCATCGAGGAGGCACTCAAGCCTGCCCACAGCCTCATCCAGTACAGGCATCTGTTCCTCGACGTGTTCGGCACGCTGTTCGAGGACGAGATGTCGTGGGATCTCTGGTCCTACTACTACGATGACCTCCGCAAGAACTGCTACGGCGCGGAGCGCGTCACGGGAGACGCTGGCGAGACGCTCTCGGACCTGACTCTCTTCTCCGACGTGACGCGGGAGTTCGACGCCGTTCACATCGGGGCGATCCTGAGGATCGACACGGGCCCGAACGCTGGAACCCACGAGGTGACGGACGTTAGGACCTTCATCTTCGGAGACGACGCAACGGCTCGGGCCTACACGACCTCTCCCACGGGACTCAGCGGGACCGCCACCGTGGTGGATGGGGACATCATCGATCCTCTCCAGGACTTCGGCGTTGTGGAGGAGGGGGAGACGCTGACGTTCACGGAAGGCCCCAATGCGGGCACGTACAGGCTCCTGACGCTACTCGGGAACGACGGGGGGCCCGTAGGGGTGGCAACGGGTCCTGCGACCGGCGTGCGGCCCGCTCCGTGCCTCCTGAGGGTGTCTCGCAAGATGACGCAGGCCCAGACGGGGCAGTCCTACATCGTGGATGCAGATCGGCTCGGGTTCCGGACTCCCCGGACGGTGACAGGTGAGGATGTGTCGGAGCAGTTCTGGATCTAGGCGGCACAGACCCAGGCGATGGGCTTGTGCTTGCCGAGGTTCACGAAGCCGACGTTGTCGACGAACATCTCACCCCACTGAGCCCATCCGTCGTCCCCGATCTCATCGGCCAGGGTCCAGAAGAAGGCAGCGGCTTCCCGCTGCGTGGGGAACTCCATGGTCCCCAGGTGACTGAAAACTTCCATCGTTACCAATCCTGGCACTGACGCTTGCCGTCACGCCGAACCTGACGCTCGATGGCCCGCTTATGAGCGCGAGCCTTGCGAGCCCGTCGACCGTGCTTGCCACGGTGGAACTCGCCGTCCAGGTCCTTGCGATCCTTCGCCAGTGCTGCCTGCATAGTGCCTCCGGTGCAGGGTTCCTCCCCGCACCTCTATGACGCCAAGAGGCGGGTATTGAAACCCTACCGACACCGATTCGTCGACTCTTTTTCAGGGGAAAGCGATGCGAGAGGCCCTCTCGAGGTCTGCCTGGACCTTCAACGCCGCTTCCTTGGCGGTCTTGGGGTCGTCGGTGAGGTTCCGCAGGATGTAGGAGGGGTGGTACGTCGCCACCAGAGGCACGGAGAGGCCCGACACGGGGTCTTCGAACATCCAGTCATGGTTCCGCAGGTATCCGACGGACTCGTCCAACGCGTGCCCTGTCAGGGACGCTCCGGCCACACGCCCCAGGGTGACGATGACCTTGGGCCTCACGATCCTGAGTTGCATGCGGAGGAAGGGGGAGCAGGCGACGATCTGCTCTCGGAGAGGGTCCGGATTCCCATGACCGGGCCAGCACTTGACGGTGTTGCAGATGTAGATGGGTCCATCCAGTGCTCTGATGAGGCCCACCCGGCGGAGAAGCCCGTCGAGGACCTTCCCTGCTTTGCCGATGAACGGGATGCCCTCGGTGTTCTCTTCTCGACCGGGGGCTTCACCGACCAGGACGATGTCGGCATCGGGGTTTCCGTCTCCGAAGACAACCTTGTTCCGGTTCCGGTGGAGGGCACAGCGACGACAGGTCTCCGCTCGAGATGCTCGCAGGTATTCGAGGTGGCTTCCGGAGTCCGGCATATCCCTCTCTACGCCGATGTCGTGAAAGTGTGCCCCCTGGTAGTGTCCCTATAGCTGCAGGACGGTAGGGACCTTCTCCGAGGAGTCGGGATGGCTGCGAGAATCCAGAGCCTGCGAAACGGCATCACTCCTATCAATGAACTGAGCCGTGACGACCTCGTGGCTGGGGACATCGTCACCGTCACGTCCCTCGATGCGGCCACCACGTACAACTGGGCCATCGCGTTCGCACCGGAGGGTTCGGCGGCGACCTTCTCTGGGAGCGCCACAGCGGTCAGCCCTGGGACCTTCACGGTCGACCTTGTGGGACCGTACCTCATCAAGCTCACCGTAGACGTGGGGCTTGCGAGTGAGGACACGCAGTACGTCCGTCTCCGTGCCTTGACGACGACTCTCGGTCTTCACCTTGTGGCGGCGGGGGAGCGTCGGGACGGCACCGGCATCATCCCGGTGGACGTGGATGCCGAGGGGTGGGCGAACGAACAGAACGCCAACCTCTTGGCACTTGAGGCGGCGGCTTCGGCCAACACCCTGGCTGCGGTCCTGGCGGTCGGAAACGTCACGGGCGGCACCGACATCGTGATGACCACGGGGGATGAGATCGTCGGTCAGACCGACGTCGTCATCCGGTCCACGGGGGCGGGCACCAACATCGACCTGTATCCGGATGCCGCCGGAGAGGTCATCGTCAATGGCAAGCTGAGAGTCACGGGCCTGATCGATCCCACGGGGTTGGTGTTCGATGAGGAAGATCCGGCGAACGTTCCGACGGGGGCGAACAAGGGAGCGATCTTCGTCCATGACGGCACCGGGGCACCTGCTGAACAGGGCAAGCTCTACTTCAAGGATGCTGCTGGGGCGACCACTCCTGTGGGGGCCGGGACTCTGGCGGCGACGCTGGCGCTCGGGAACGAGACGGGTGGCTATCCCATCGTCGGGGATGCGAATCCGGGCCCCGGCATCGGCCCCGGTTCGCCTGTCATCATCCGAGGTGGTGACCCCTACTTCCCCGGCCCGGTGCCGCCGGGATACGGTCGGGGTCCTGTTCAGTTCAGTGAGATCGGCAACCCCCGTGGGGAGGCGGCGGTTGACCTTCAGATCCACAAGGGGCCTTACGCTCCAGGGGCAACGGTGGCCTCGGGTCAGATGTCCTCTATCGCGGGGGGTGGCCTCAACACAGCCTCGAGCCACTTCTCGCACGTTGCGGGCGGCTACAACAACACAGCTTCGGGACCCTACTCACACGCCGAAGGCAACTACTGTCAGGCGAGTGGACAAGGCGCACACGCAGAGGGCTGGTTCACTCAGGCGGCGGGGGATTTTTCTCACGCAGAGGGGCAGTACAGCTACGCCACCGGCGAGGGTGCCCATACCGAGGGCGTTCGGACCTACCTCCAGTACCAGGGGAACATCAACACCTATGCCAACGGAGATGGGACGCATGCGGAGGGTGCGGGCAGTCGGGTCAACTTCGGCGCTCCCGCCGCTCTTGGCACCCACGCAGAGGGCTACGGGACGTTGGCTCGTGGCAAGGGGGCGCACGCTGAAGGCTCCGGCAAGGGTTTCTTCGGTCGTCCCCCATCCTTCCGGAGCAGTGTGGCCTACGGAGATGGGGCGCACGCGGAGGGGTTCGCCACCTCTGCGGGGTACCTCGGGGGCATGTACAGCCCGCCTGTGCAGGCGGATGCTTCCCACGCCGAGGGCTACATCACAAGGGCGTTTGCCAAGGCGGCACACGCCGAGGGGTACTACTCGTCGGCTTGGCAACCCGGAGCGCACGCGGAAGGTCGGTCATGTTCCGCAGGAAGTGCGTATGCCCCCTACGGAGACGCTGCACACGCCGAGGGGTCAGGAACGCAGGCCCAGGGGGACTACTCCCACGCGGAGGGAGTCAACACCCACACGTCCGCGACTGCCGTTGCGGGGCACGCCGAGGGTTCCGGGTGTCGCGTCTACGGGGCTCACGCCCACGTCGAGGGGGGTGGGTCACGGTCCTGGGCTGACAACAGCCACGCGGAGGGCTACAGCCGGGTCTTGTACGGTGCTGAGTGGGGCCATTCAGAGGGTCGTTCCACGGAGGTCTATGCACAGGCGGCACACTCCGAGGGCGCGTTCACCGATGCCACCGGCTATGCGGCCCACTCCGAGGGTCACTGGACCACGGCTCAGGGAGCCTACTCCCACGCGGAAGGTCACGGGCAGGCCAACGCCAACCGCAATCTGGCCTCCGGCATCGGCTCCCACGTCGAGGGCTACTACACCACGGCCTCCGGCGACTACGCCCACGCGGAGGGGGAGGGAAACTACGCCCTCTATCTGAGGGTCACAGCATCCGGTGATGCGTCCCATGCCGAGGGGGGCGCGACGACGGCGAGCGGATGGGCCTCTCACGCGGAAGGAGAACGGACGACAGCTTCCGGTGGGAAGGCACACGCCGAGGGGTTCCTGACCCAGGCGACCCACGACGCCTCCCACGCTGAAGGCCAGAGCACTATCGCGGGCCAACTTGCGGCACACGCCGAAGGTCTGAGCACGCAGGCCACCCAGATCGGTGCCCACGCCGAAGGACGCGACACCGTCGCTTCGGCCACCTACGCTCACGCCGAGGGACGCGGCACCACGGCCTCTGCCGACAGGGCTCATGCGGAGGGGTTCAGCACCAAGGCGTATGGCAACAACAGCCATGCCGAGGGTCGTCTTACCACCACCCACCCCTACGCGGCCTCGAGTCATGCCGAAGGGGACTCGACTGAGACGGGGGTGGCGACTGGGTTCGG